GATTAGGACCAGACGATTCTAAGATAATATCACAACCATCACGATAAGTCAAGTCATCATCAGTAATATCTTCTAAATTACTGCATTGAATAAACCTTGCGGCACGTTTAATCTCGTAATTTTTGAGGCGAAATTTTCCATTCTCTACCTCTACATCAATAACGAATTGCCTATATGGTTGACGTTTTGCGTAATTATATGCTTGCTCACCATAAAAGCGAGTATCACTAATTTTTACATGGGTGATCCAGATGTGTGCATAACGAGTAGGGTGCTGTTGAGCTTGTTTTTTATTAGAAAATACACCTTCTAATAATTCAAGAAACGTGTTCATCAGGTAAAACTTCAGGATTAACGATATCTAGATCAAATAATACAGGGTGGCATTCTTCAGCAATCAAGTAATCAGAATACCTGAAGATATCCTCCATAGTATACTCTTCATTGAGTGCTGCTTCTGCTAGTACCCACTTGTCATTTTTCTGTTCGTCTTCAAGAACATCAAAAGCAAATGGCATACTTTCAACATAGTACATTAGAACAGGCACACTGTCTACAAATACATGTTTGCGTGTGATTGTATACCTGAACTGTGCCATGATGTTGTGGTTTCCTGTTAATGATATATTTAACAGAGTGCGAATAGGGAGACTTGAACTCCCACGACCAGTGGTCAGCAGATTTTAAGTCTGATGCGTCTACCGATTCCGCCATACTCGCAGTTGTGAGAGGCGGTTTCGCGTAAGGAAACACATTAGGTTTACCTCTCAACTCTGTAATTATAGCAGATTATTGGGGACGTGTGGGAGGTACAGACAGTTTAAGAAGTGACTGTCTCTTGATAAATTCTTTAAGCTCGGGGGTTTCTTCCCATTCCCATGTTTCCTCACGACCTTTTTTGTCGGTTCTCTTCATATTGCGCTTAGTCATTTTTAATACCGTCCATTACTAGTTGTAGGTCATCAGCACGTCCCCTATAGTAGTCGATCTCCTCAGCGAGAACGTCAAGGATATCGTCTACAATGATGTTAGGTTCTACATCGTCATTGAAGTAAGACTTGATTGCTTCCGATAGGTAGCGACGCCTGTTCCACTCCATGCTATAGGGTTTGTAATTCATGCTAATAGGGTTTCCATGTTGTAATTGTATCTTGTATTAATAAATTTGTCAAGTTAAAGAAACATTCCTTTATCACTCATATAGTGTAATGTGTCATGCATATTACCAATATGTTTGTATCCAATAGCAACTTGTGGATATGTTGCTTCCGATCCAAATTCATTGCGAAATTGGTGATCTTCAAAATGTCTGCCTAATTCATATTTCTGAAAGTCAGTTACATCTCCTAGTTTTTCTAAGAGTGTTGCCATGCGTTCGCATTCCTGACTTCCATTACTGTAAATTACTGCTGTAGTCATTTTTTCTTTTGATGGTTGTATTCGATTACAATTTTTTCATGTGTTGTAGTCTTATCTGAGCAAACATAATGTTTCAGTTTACCACCTAGTATCTTACACACATTATCTAGTTGCAATTCCGTAACAAAATCTTTGAATTCGGGAGTTATTCCTATCTTGTTAGATCCTGGTTCGTTAAAATCATTCATAAATCAAGTTCAAGTTGTAGTTTACGTTCTTCCTCTATTCTATTGTGCTCTGCCCACATATTAGCAACCATATCAACATTATGAACAACACCAATATGTTGTGGTGGTTGTGATTGCCACTTATCAATTGCCTCTTGTGTAGGAACAGCAATTCGGAAAGGGATGTCTTCCTCTACAAATTCCGCATTCATATCAATATATGTTTGAGGAGTAATCTTAATCGTCTTGGGTTGATGCATCTTTTGATATTGATTAGCACCCAAGTTATCTAGAAAATCATTCATAATGTTCTCTCTAACCTATTCGTTGCTTGATCTGGGAAATCTCTTGGTCTACTATCAGTCGCATTATCTGTTTTAGGTGAACCCTCGTTCGCCTTCATAGTATGTTGATAGTTTGATCTTGGGTATCTGATACAGAATGGATCAGGCATCCAGTATGTTACCTGCCATTCTTGTTCGGAATTTAACTCAAGGTGCTTCTCTACACTATGAGAGAAGATACCTAGTTGGATATATCCATCATGACTGACACATCTGTCATTACCAATGTCAACCAAGAACATCAGCTTACTACTCATAACAATTCTTGCTCTGGGTTGAGGTTCTTTACAAATTGCACAGGGTCTTTTTCAGACTTGTGTACCCAATGATAACGCATCATTTCAAAAATAGGATCCCACATGGCGACACAGACATAATCAGTCACGTTGCCTCCAATCTTCAGGTTTATCTTGTTTGAACCAGTCTACAATTTCATCTGCACCTGAGAACCCTGTACGATGATTAGATGGGTCGGGGTCTCCTAGTCCCATCTTATTCATAAAATCATCTATAGTGCCCTCTTCAATATCTTGAGCAGCTTGGCGTCGTGCTTTGTTTAACCAATCTTTAGCAGTAGTATGTACCTTCGCAAGTTTCTCTGCCCAGATCATGTCATCTAATTGGACTTCTTCCTTGTTCGCAATCTTCTTACAAATAAATTCTAGTCGTAATCTATACTGAGTAGATAGCATAATCCCCTCACTAACAGTGAATATTTAGAATAAAAAAGGGGATCCTAAGATCCCCTTATAATTATATCACACTACCAATGAGATCAGAAGGAATACTTCAGACCCACTTTAGCGCCATATCCACGGTCGATGTCAGCATCGCCAGATCCGACGAATGAGACTTCACCATATGCACCAAGTGCATCGGTTACAGCAACGCCAAGACCTGCCTTGCCTGAAGGGACGGTATCGCTTTCGCCGCCGTCAGGAGAGACTACAGTAGCGCCGCCCTGGACGTAGTATGAAGCAGACTCACCTAGTGCGCCTTCGTACCCTACGTGAAGGTCCGTCGCGGTCCCAGAGTAGTCCGATCCCGTCCAACCAGAATTTGCTTCCACGTTGACGTAGGGACCAGCAATCGCAGCGCCAGCAGAGACAGAGAGAGCAGCAGTTGCTGCGAATACAGTTTTGATCATTTGTTTTAATACCTTTTTTACTTGCGGAATGGTTACCCGCAGATGAATTGGAACTCGACTCGTTCCGTTGAATGAATTGTAGCACATGAAGCAGAGCGCGTCAAGTGGTTGGTGCGATTAGTTGAGGCACTTTCCTGATTTGCTACATGAGTAATTTAGCATGAAAAAGGGGAGTTTCAACCCCCCCTTGTGCCAATTTACGATACAGATATCCAATGAATATGATAATGATGACTTATCAATTGAGGTTGATGATCGAACCTGTTACCGTGACTGGACCTGGCAGACCAGATATGACTGCTCCTAGAGTACCTGTCATCGTTGCTACACCACCTGTTGCCAGCATATTGACAGCACCTGCCCCAGCGATCAGAGAAGCAGCACCAGCGCCTGCAGTAACGGTGTTTGTACCAGCGGTTGCAAGCGATACAATATTACCTGCTACAGCGGTGATGTCCATGTTTCCAAGCAACAATCTGATCGATAATGCTGTTCCTCTGTCCTTAACCAACTGACCAGGACCACCAGCTGCTTCGATCTTTGTGGCACCAACAGTTCTCAAAACTTGGTCACCAACAGTTGCCGTGTTATCAGCACCCATCTGTACGTTGTTTGTAGATCCTCGTGGGTCTAGTTCTACTTTTGATTCTTCACCAATCTGAATAGTTCTCTTCTGTCCAAAAACCGTTTCAGACTTATTAGTATAGAGATACTCCATCTGTCCCGCTGCCATACTAATAGTACCATCACCAGCAATCATTTGAATATCACCACCAGCAAATTCAATGTTAGACGCATCTAAGACAATCTTAGTTGCTTTGAGTGTAAGTGTGCCAAGACATTCGACTAAAGAATCAGCTGTTGCCATTACTTTCAAAGCACCATCTTTGTATGGTTCTCTATCACCACATTTGATTGACAATCCCCTTTCGGCATTGACTATAGTTGAACCTTTAGATTCAATTGCGATCTTACCACTACCAACACCTTTTTCTCTGGTGTGTGGTCCAGAATGGATAATGACTTGACCTTTACTTGTCAATGCTATGCCAGTTCCACCAGCACCACGAAGTTTTACTGCTTCTACTTCCTTTGTATTGCTGAAAAGTCTGCTATACAAGTGGCAATCATATGCTTGTACATGAGATTCTAATAAAAATCCATCCTTTGAGATACTTTGAGTCTCATTGGGTTTGGTTGGACTAGCAATATTGGTAGGAATTCTTGCTGGTGTTTTATTAGTATTTGTTTTTGTAGAAGCGTTTACCGTAGCTTGTGTATTAGATGCCATAATTTACTCCTACGGACAATCAATGTAACGACCAGTACCGATCTTGGTAGAACCAACAGCAGCAAGTGCTGGTGTATCTAGACATGCGAAGGATGGAATCCATTTTGCACCGATACCACCACCACCAATGATTAGAACCTCTGGGTATTCATCAAACGTTATCTCTCTATCTAAGATTCGGACAGTAACAACTCTACCATCTTCAACAACTGCTTCAGCAATATCTTTTCTATTATTAATCCAAACAGTAGGAGCACTAGTGTATCCTTGTCCTGGTCTTACCATAGTAAATGAATCGATAATGCAACGGAGTCCACCATCTTGTGGTTTATTGAGTCTGTATCCAATACCAGGATTCATAACACGAATCTCAGTTACAAATCCATTACTATTAAGTAGTGCCTGTGCAGTTGCACCATATCCTTCACCGCCAATCAAAACATATGGTGGGATGACATATGGACCGCCTGGTTTCTTGATTGGAATTTCAATGATTCCACCACCAGGATCAGTAACAGGTGGTCCTGCTATAGGATTTACTGGGTCAACAATAACAACAGAAGGGTCATCATCATCCACACCTAAGTCAAAGTCATCAGGATCTTTTTGACTTACAATAGTAACATTTTTAGAGATTGCTTTACCAGACAACGTAAATGTCATTATCTCTGCGAGTTCAATTTCAGCATCTTCTTCAATACCTACGACTACAGATGCTGTGCCATTGTCAATAACGGCATAACCAGTCAATTGTCCACCAACAATATCAGATGTAGAAATGTTAGACCCACTGATAATCCAAGGAACAGTTGTGCCATCCACAACATTCAGTGTATTAATAGTGAAAACAACAAAATCTCCTTCCTTTACTGCAGTTTTATCAGCGAGTAACTGGTATAAAATAGCATTAGGATCGTCTGTTTCACCATCACCATCAAAATCTCCAATAATTTCTGGATCTGATGCAGGTGGGAAGACCTCTCCAATTTTTTTGATTGGATCACCAAGAATAGGATTGAATGGATTATTAGGAATAACACCATCAGGACTGGTTATTCCAGGTGGGAATGAAAAATCAGCACTAAAAATTGTACAAATACCAATATTCTTTTTAAATGCTACCGTAGCTAAATTGGATGCTCCTGGTGTTGCGTTTGTAAGAATCAGTTTAAAGTCTTCTCCACCTGCTTCTGTATCATCATCATTAAGAGTAAAGACCTCTATTGTTGTTTCTACTTGTCCTTTCTCAAATACAATTAAACCTTCCTTCTTCATATAATCAGAACCAGCTTCTGCAGTGTCATCTGATGTTCTAAAATTTAAGGACGAAGTAATTTCAGTATAACCACTTCTAGTAATAGTAAACTTAGCGACCTGTCCCTCTGTTACTTTAACGTCATCAATTTCATAGATAATTTTTGGAGCAGGTGTAATTTGTCCACCTGGAATTCCAGGTGTACCACCAATAAATCCGATGCCAGTGATACCCATAGGTCTTCCTGTGTATGCATCAGAACATGTATATGTTGTGTTGTCAAACCCTAGACCAGGAGCAATGCCTTCAATGTCATCTTCTAGGTCAGATAACAATTTATCCAAGAAATTCTCTTCATCTTCCTCCTCTTCATCTTCATCACCATGCACACATTCTTTCTTGTACTTTGCACATCTCTTATCACCACCGCCGCAAGTGATACCGAGAAGAGAAAGAATCTTGCTAATTGTACTACCAATAATGTTTAGTACATCTCCAATTGGACCCAAAATATTACTGATGAATCCAAGAATTTCACTAACAAGATTGTTTAGTTCAGATTGAATCCTGTTAAGTACGCTGCTAACAAGAAGATCTACTTGACATGCTGCTGCTCTGTAAATCTGATCAACATAACTCATTATGAGATCAGTGAGGAACTGTGCAAGTCTCTCACCAATATCTGCCATTTCACAACCAAGTTTTTTCAATTGCTTATTGAAAAATTCTGTAACAGGTGTTAGTGCATTGCCCTCATCAGTCTGTCTAAGAACTGCTTTGATTAGTGCATCGACACCGAGTTTCAAACCATTCTTGATGATGCCTTTTACTTTCGCTAAGAATAGTTCTGTTACTGCAATAAACTGATTTATATATTTTGTGACATCTGTTATACCATCAGAAATTTCACCAGTCGCTCTATTAATTAATGCTGTTCCGATGTTACCATTATTACTCTGGATTTCTGCAAGCATATCTCCCAAGAGATCTGCAAATGTCCAACCCAAATCTTTTTCTTTACCACAACTATCTGCCAGTTG